TTTGGAGCTAGCAGATAGAGAGATAGAGTGTATGCTACCCGCCCTGTACTCTACTAGAACTAGCGCCGTATGCCGTTGACCGCCCCCTGTATAACCTATGGTACTTCTCAGAGCGCTGAGTACATTCTTGCCAACCTAAATGTAGGGAACTATAAGGGTGTATGTATGCGCCTGCGCTATGCGCTAGTTCTAAGCTCTAAGAACTATACTCTCTTCTTCCTAAAGAAAAGATATACTACGTATATCCAAAAGAAAGGGTTTCTTCTCTCTTGACGTATTGTTAATTTTTAGGGTACTATGCCCTACATGGCAGATAACAATAACCCATACAGACAGAAGCCTAAGAGATTAGTGCCACAGGGTAAGACATCTAAACGATTGTCTAGCTTAACACCTGATGGTTTAAGAAAGCGTGTGCTTGATGCACTACCTTACTGGGAATCATATCCTAGGTTGTTTAGAAAAATATTAATCTTGCTGCCGACTCATGGAGATTTAGAATCAATTGCAGATGAAGTAAGCATTGAGGCCACCGAGTTAATTATCCGTGTCAACAAAAGACCTAGCTTTGCCAAGGTTGTAGAGTTTGTTCAAAAGAATGGACATTACCCGAAGTGTGCAACTACTGGCGAATACCTCAAACATGCTAACTTAGTGGAACAATATGCCAATGAGATGAGTGTGTCTGCTATAATCAATTTAGAAACCAATGCAGGACAAGCACCAATTAATCACAAGATTGTTGACTCTGCTGGATGGTTTGCAAACATTGAATATGACACCGAAAGATACAGGCGTCAGAAACAACATGCACTTGACAAATACGAACAGAAGATAGATTCTGAAGCTGTTGTAGAAGAAGTAGAAGAAGGGTTAAAGCCGTTTGTCAGAGATATAAACCCAGAGGAAAATGCCAAGAAAGAAAAAGACAACAAGGACGAAAAAACAGGAGTTACTGAGGAAAACGCCTAAGTATACTGCGTCACCTTGGCAGGACGACTTACATAGAAATCAAGCAAAACGTAAATGGATATGGGCTGGCCGAAGAGCAGGTAAAGGTAGAGCAGCCATTCAAGAAGCTATATCTACAATCCTAGAAGCATCAACAACTAAGTTTATTGTCAATGGTAATGATGTAACAGACACCTTGGTCCCCGACATTCATATCTGGACTGTTGCACCAACTAAAGCACAGATGCGTCAGGTGTGGAATGAGATGAAAGCTTACATACCTCAATACATGTGGAAAGATTATTCACGTGCAGGTGGTCGTGGTTCGTGTTGGCATGAAGATGAATATTATGTAGAATTAGAAGTAAGGACACCCAGTGGGGTGTTTGCTCCCAATACTGTCCGCAAGAGTGTGCTTTGGGAATTACGTTCCGCAGACAATCCCGAAACTCTACAAACTGTGGGTCTTGATTTTTTGCATATTGCAGAATCTCAGGACGTCAAGCAAATAGCGTGGGACAAGGTAGAATGGGTAACTGAATCACCAGGTCGTATGGGTAGAATATTTGCAGAAGGCATACCCCCTATCTCCAGATCACATTGGTTTTCTCGACAGTTTAAATATGCAGAGAACAACCCGTCATTACAGAATTACGCAGTCAGAGCAACTAGCTTTGACAATATGTATTTAACAGAACAACAAAAAGAAAACATACGCAAACAAAAAGAAACTACAGCAGAGTGGATATGGGAACGTATGGTAATGGCAAAACAACCAGACGTTGGTGGTGGATTCTTTAAAAAGATTGAAGATGCTGCTGTGGGCATAGAGCTTTCTAGACCAATTGAAGGTCACTCTTATGTAGCAGGCCTTGACCTTGGTAAACAAGTTGACCCTACTGTTTTAATAATTAAAAACAGAATTACACGTGAAAGTGTACACAGCATTGAAATGTTAAAAACAGACTGGGTATTACAGAAAGAAACTTTACTTGCTGAACTTGCAGCATGGGATTGTGAAACTGTAATGATGGACTCAACAGGTATGGGTGGTGATGTGTTATTTGATGAATTGCTAAATCTCGGCGTCCCTGTGATTGGCAAGAAGTTTACACCTCAAACCAAATACCAGTTATTCCTTAACTATGCGGTGGCTCTGCAAAATGGAACAACTACTTTTCCTCCTGAGTGGCAAAAATTGCAGAACGAATTGGATTCGATTGAGATAAGGCAAAAAGGTTTAACCTATAGCTTTACTCATCCCAATACACCACATGATGACTGGGTGGACGCCGAGGTGCTTGCTCTTATGGCATGTGATCCTCCAGAGGTTATGGAAGAAGACTATGATCCAGTGTACACAATAAAAACTGTTGCGCCATTGACTAATGATGGTGTATCTTATACAGAAGGGCGAATAGCCCGCATGAAACGAAAAAGAAAAGCAAAACAGCTAAAAGAACTGCGAGAAGTGGTAGACATTAGCACAAAGCAAGAATCTATTTTAATGGACGCATTAGACTAATATGGTTAACGGCTACAGAGCAAATACAGGCGAAATGGAATCGGCATACGAAGAAACTGTTGATTTACTATCTGCACCACCTTTAAACGAACCCACATTAAGTGAGGCCTGGGTAAAAACCCAACTTTCAAGAGGTGGAGCTGCTGATTTCTTTTCTAAATTTTACGACAACTGCGCAGAAGCAGATGAATTTTATTTGGGGGAGTTCGACTTCTCTGTTCCATTGGGAGGCACGAAAGTAAATCTCGGAACATTCCATAGCATCATTGATACCCTCGTTGCTCATGCCTCCCCCAGATTTATGGATATTGATGTCCCACCACCAGGCCCAAGAGCTACTGCAAGAGCAGAGCTTATTGAGAAATTTTTAAATGGTGCGCATCACATGCTTGAACAAAGCACACCTGTAAAAAGAGAGATTGTGAAACACCAAGGTCTTTATGGGGTGGCAATGGTTAAGTTTGAATTTGCAGGACACGAATGGGGTGAAATGCCTGAACCACCTGAAAATGGTGGCGACATGAGTGAGTATGAAAAACAAGTAAAAGAAATTTCAGAAAACAGAAAATTTAAATTTCCAATTATTTCAGAAGTAGTTAATCCACAAGAGTGTGTGTGGGATTTGGCAAGCACGCACCCCCGATGGATTATACGTAATACAGAGATTGATTCAGAATGGATTATGGCTCATTTCCCAGATTTTCAAGGTGAAATGAAAGATGGAAAATGTGACTTTGCAGAAGTGTGGACATCTACGCATGTAGGTTACTTAGCAAATGGCACATGGGCATTAGAACCTAGGCGTCACGCATACGGAAGAATTCCATGGATTGTATTCCACCCTCAAACAGGAATTAAAACTGTTGGTCATAAACCTGAACACATGTACAGAGGTATTGGTTCAGGTAACTTTGGAATGATTAGGGCAGAATCAAGATTAGCTTCACAATATTTAGACATTGTGTCAAGAAACGCATGGTCATCGTTAAACTTCAAAGGGCCTCGTGGAATGACAGAAGAAGTAATGCAAGAGTTTTCACAAGAGCCAGGTGCACGTAACTACGTACCACCTAACGTTGATGTAGAACCACAAGCAGTAAGTGAGGCTCCACAAAGCATACTTGCTGCAATGGGCACACTTGAAAGAGCAATTGAAGCAAACACAGTTCCTGCTGTAGCTAGAGGTGAAAGACCTACAGGTGCAGCATCTGGATACCATACTGCTGTATTAGCAGGTATAGCTAGCTTAAACTTTGGTGCTGTGGTAGATGCAACTGAACGTGGATTACAAGAAGCAAATGAGATTGTTCTTAGGATTGTAGAGAATGTAATTAGCGATACAGTTACTGTATTTGGAAACACAGAAGCTGGTGCAATAGATGCTAAGATTAAACCAAACGATATTAGAGGCCATTACGTTTCTACAGTTCGTTTAACATCTACAAGTCCTGAAGAACAAGAACGAAAATTGTCATTGTGGAGGGACACGTGGAGAACTGGATTTGTAGATTGGACCACAGCTCTTCGTAAAGCTGGTGTATCTAACCCGTTAGAAGTTGTAGGTAACAGGATTGCAGAAGACTTCTTTAATCTTCCGCAAATACAACAAGCTTTTAGTATGTTGGCTGCACAAAGTTTACCAATCCTACAGCAAGCAGTACAAGCTGCACAACAAGGTGCAACTGGAGGATTTGATCCTACAGAAATGGCACAGAATATAATGAATTCACAGGGATCTATGCAATTACCTAATGCAGGAAACTTTGCAATGGGTAATCAATCAGGGGTAGGAACTGGTCCAGTTAGACCAATAATGCCTGGTAGCGTAGAAGAACAAAATCAAATTGGACAAAATTTAGTTAGCCCAAGAAGAGGTCCACAACCAACTACAGGAGGCCCAGTCCCACCAGGACTTGGTAATATAGGAGCATAATGGCATACCAAGATGAAACAAAAAAATCAATAAAAGGTTTAAAACCAATAGAAGCAGGTTTTGTTAAATATTTTGAAATGATTGAAACTGCTTTTAAAAATATAAATGACAGCATGGGTGGTTTAAATGTACCTGACCCTAATGCAAATAAAGTTAACAGAACAAAAAGAGAACCTAACAGACCTTATTATGCAAACCGAAATGACACACCATTTAGGAGATTTTAATGGCAGAACTAAAACCATATCAAATATTAATTGAAGATCAACAGTTTGATGCTAATGATCCTTTAAAAGCTATAGGCAGTAGAGTTCAATACACAACTTCTTACGGAGAAAATGAACAAAATGCCATGGATAACTATCAAAAGAATTTTCCTAGCACTCCTAACAGATTAAGAACTGAAGTTGTGGGTATTGATCCTAGTTTTGAAGAAATGATGAGGACAAACACTTCAAGCCCAAATACTCCATATTTTTCTCAAGACACATCAAGATACTATGGTATGCAAAACCCATATGCAGTTGCTAGTTTACCTAATACACAAAATATTGATGTTAATAGAGCTAGGCAAGCTGTAAGTCCTTTTACTCAGGAATTAGGAATGCAACCTAATTTTTATTCAATAATGCAGGGGATTAACAGAATGGCTCCTGCACCAACTCCTAACCTTAACCAAATGGAATCAACACAATTGCCTACAACTTATGACGCACAAACTACGCCTACTATGCCATTTCCTGGTACAGATCAAACTGTTCCATTTGAATCAGGTGTAAGCCGAGGCGGTGGTGGTGGATATTCTGTTCCAGGAATGTTTGGTGGATTTGGAATGAACTTCCCAGGACAAGATCCATTTGCGGCAGCATATACTCAAAGCCCAGGAGGACAATTAACTTCTACGCAAATTGAAAGCGGACAAACGTCAGGAATAAATATAAGACAAGATTTAGGTTTAAGACCAGATTTTCAACTTAGAGAGTTTATGCCAGAACCTAGTACATTTGAAATGGCCATGATGGGACAAGGTGCTACTGTATTTTTAAATGAAATGAGAAGGAATAATGCAATTCTTAATGCAGGTGTAACTCCTGCTGAATTTAATTCTTTTGATCCTAATGTATTAAACAATGTGATGACTAAACTAACAAACGCAGGTATATTTGGGCAAAGTGAGTTTGCTTCTAGTCCTTCTATTTTTGGAGAAAGTAATGTTGACAGAGCATTAAGAGAAGCAGATACACGAGAAAGAACATTTACTGATGCTCCTACAACTCAACCTGATCAAGAAGAAGATACAGATGAATTAACTATGGGTACTCAAATAACTCCAGAAGACTTTAATGCTGCAATGCAAGCAATAAGAGAGGTTCAAGGTGGAGGAACAGCAAGTTTACCAGATAGTATAATTAGATTAGGTATGAGTGATACTTCAGGTAATTCACCTGCTGCACAATTAGTAAGACAGTTTGGTGATGCGCAAGCTAGAAGTATGCCATTTGAACAAGCAACACAACAAAGACAAGAAACTTTGGAACAAGCAAGACTAGATCTTGATGTAGCAACAGTAAACAACGCTTTAGATATAGCTGGAATGCAAAATAGAAGTGATAATTACAGAACTCAGATAGGATTTGCTAGTGACCAAATGCAAATGGCTTCTACCGAAAGAATTAACAATGCTCAAATGAGAAGCACTGAGATGATTTCGCAAGCAAGTAATCAGTCTAATGAACGTATAGCAGAAGTTAGTGCTAACGCATCTAGAGATGTTGCGCAGATTAATGGACTATCTCAACAGCAAGTAGCTTTGATAAATACTAGAAGTGCTAAAGAAGTGGCTGAGATTACTGGATTAAACCAAAGAGAAGTAGAAAGAATAAAAGGTGATATCCAAACAAGAATTGCTCAGGAAACAAACTTAAGCAAAGAAGATATAGCCAGAATGCAAACTAATGCACAAGTAACTGTTGCTAGTGTGCAAACTCAAAGTGCTGGTTCAATTGCTACTAAAAATAACTTATCAGCACAATTAATAGCTGAAGGTTCTAATAGCACTCAACTTCAAGTAGCAGAAGCGCAGAGAGATGCTCAAGCAAAAGTAGCAAAAGAGAACAGGCTTTCTCAGGAAAATGTAGCCAAATTAATTTATAGTGATGATGCAGCAGCTTTGAGATTAGAAGAATTTAACGACCTTAAACAAATAGAACAAATAAGGCAAGACTATGCTAAAGAATTAGCTAGACTAACAGATACTGAAGCAATACAAATTGCAGGAATAAATGCTCAAGTTCAAGAAGACTTGCAAGGAGCACAGTTAGCGTTTGATAAAGAAAGATATGAAGCTGAGTTAGAAGCATTGCCAGCACAATTAGAATTCCAAAGAGAAATGGCAGAAATGCAGTATCAAGGTGGATATGAAACTCCAGAAGAATTTAAAGCTGCTCAAATAGAAATAGGTCGTGGAGGTTTAAGTCAAGCAGAAGATAGAAGCTTACAAGTTTTGTTAGCTGGAGGTGGATTAACTCCAGATCAAAGATTAGCTGAGATTCAGGCAGAAAGCAGATCACAAGAAATGAATTCTTTGATGGCTTTGCTTAGTAACCCACAAGCACTTGGTGCTTTTGTAACTATAATTTCAGGAGAACTTCCATTTGACTCTGTTCCAACTATGGGACAATTAGCAGAAATGACTCCAAGTAGAATTGAATATCTACAAGGTGCATTGTCTGCATTGGGTATTGACCCACAAACGTTTATTAGGATGGCACAAGATGTAACTCCTCAAGCGTTTCAGGAAACAGGACCATTTGGACAATTATCAGCAATGATTTCGTGAGGTAATTAATGCCAAGAACACCATTCGGAGATAAATCACCATGGGAAAGCTCTACAGCTTTTCAAAATAGAACACGAGAAAAAGAGCAAGAAGATGAAAAAATAAAAAGGCTTCAAGCTTTATTAGACCAATCTAAACGCACAGGTCAATTTTTTGACAATCCCGAAACACAGGCTTTAAAACAAGAAATACAAGCAAGGCAAGATTCTCAAAACAAAACATACAGAGGTTTGTTAAGCGCTTCTCATGGGTTTGGTTTGCACGATAAAGGACGTAACGTAAGTGAACCTTTGCAGATGCAACCTGGAGTAGAGTTGCCTAATGATGATGGAATTAACCTAAACCCTTTTAGTTATATTGGCCAAGGATTAATGAAAGGTCTTGAAGGCTGGCAAAAAGCTACTGAGTTTACAGCTGGTGTAGTTGCATCTCCATTTAGTCAGCAAGTTAAAAGAAATATGAATAGAGGTATGAGTGCAGGTGAAGCGTGGAGGCAATCACAGTTTGCAACAAAAAGATTTGGAGCAGACCCTGAAAAAGGAGAAGATGGATTTGGCTTTAACTTAGGTGTTAAAGGTGCAATAGAAATGATTGTTGATCCTGTTGGTCTTGCAACTATGGCATTACCTATAGGGGCAATATTTAGACCTGTAGGTAAAGGAGTATCTACAGTAACAAGTCTTTTGCCTGGTGTTAAAAGTGTAAGAAAAGAAGGGGCAAGTCTTTTACAAAAAGGACAAGGGTTTGACGCACAACTTAGAAATTTAGATTTAGTTAAAGAAAATACAAGAGATTTTATAAAGTCTTTGAAAGCTAAAGGTAACTGGAACACTTTAACAAAACACCAACAAACTCAAATTAGAACAGGTGGAGATGTAAGGCTTAGAGTTAAAAATGGAAAAATAATAGACCTTGATAATGTTAGGTTAGATACAAAAGTTAATACTCAAATAATGGATCCTTCAAATTACGATAGTGCTATAGAAAGAGCAGGAGTTAACAGAGAAGGGTTAATTGGTGATTTTTTAAGATATGCCAATAGTGATAAAGCAAAACAATTAAGTAAATTAAATCCTGGAAGACATTTTTTAATGAGTTTAAAAAATACTCACAAACTTTTTAATCGTTCTTTTCATCTTGGTGCAACATTAGAAGGTAGAGCTGAATTAGCATTTCATGCAGATGCAATAGGTGGTTCTGGTTGGGCTACTAGAGCTGTATCAAAACTTAGAGGGCCTGGAGAATCTTTTGAAGATATAGCTAAAAAAAATGGCATGACAATAGGAGATGTAGAAAGGACTGTTAAAAAAGATGGTCTTGATGTTTTAGAAAAATACACAGCTTTAACAGTTCCTATAAGAAAAGAAAAAGTAATTGCAAAAAGAAACAAAGCCATGGAGTCTTATTTTGCTTACGGAGATAAAAGAATTATTGAAGGAGAAATTGCTTTTTTCTTAGACGAACTTACTGGCGAATGGTCTATAGGTGAAGTAAATGGTGGTTTTCGTGCAATGGGGAGATTAGGTGCTAGCACTAGAGGCAGTATAAAAAAGACTGCGCAAGAAATAGCAGAAAAGTCAGGACTTACAGATGAAGGAATAGAAGCGCTAACTAAAAGACTAAATGCTAGTGCAGATAACATGAGTGCCTGGGAAGCAACTAGCAGAATAGATTCAACTGTAGAAACTGCTTTACATCCAGGCAAAGGACATTTTATTAAATATAATGAGGGCGATGCTTTTCACGTAGATACTTATGCAATTGATTTTGCGCCATCTAATGAACAAATTAAACGTGCTCAAACCTTTTGGGGTAGTAGAGGTAGAAAAAAAACTGATCCACTTTATCCAAAAACTTTAAAAGAATTAGTAAAAAAAGATATATCAAAACTAGAAACAACAGCAGAACAATTAAGAAAGTCTGAAGAAGTATTTAACGAATTAAAAAAAACAAGAGGGAAAGCAGTAGGTAGAAGACCAGTAGAATTTAATCAAGCAATTGATTTAATTAACAAAAACAAAGTAAACGTTAATCAAGCATATACTGAGTTAGTAGAAAATGTTTTTAATATATATGATAGAGATGGTTTTCTGCAACAAAATTTATTTGATGCTAATAAAAACTATGATGTTACAAAGTTAACTGACAATGGAAGCAGGTTTGCAGATTTTGCTAAAACTCCTTCTAGGCAAAAATTGTATAAAGGTGTGCCAGTAGTTGATAACCCTAGATTAGCTCGTTTAGATAAAGGAGCAATGGCAACTTATCGAGGACAATCAACACAAGGAGTAAGGCCTGAACAATTAGAAAAAATTATTATTACTCCAGCAAAAAGAAATACTGGAAAGTATGTAGAGGGAGAAATTCCTTTAGACGTAAAAGGCAGGGTTCCTTATAAAATTACAATAAACAGAGCTGCAATAAAACAAGATTACAATAGAGGTTTGGCAGAAACAGCAGCAGGAGCACAAGATGGAATTATAAAGATTCCAATAGACCCTGAAACTATGCGTATAAGAAGACCTGCTCCTGGACAAGTTGATGCTCCTATACAAAAAGGTGACAAGGTATGGGAAAGAGTAAGGCCAAGTAAAGAACTTTTTCCTACTTATGAAGATTATGAAAATTTTGTATTAGAACACGAATGGCAACATTTTAGAAACCCAGCAGCAGCAAAAGCAGCAGATGAACATTTTTTGGAAAACTACGTACCCCAATTAAGTTCTGATATATTAGAAGAAGGTATTGTTGATAAACAAGCTTTTATGAATTGGGCAAATACTATGGTTCAACGTGAAAGTTTGCAAGAAGGTGGTTTTAGTCCTCAACAGGCACAAGAACTTATTGATGCTTATGGTGATTCAAGGAAATTAGTTAAAAATATAGAAGAAGTAGATATAGATCAATTTGCTAACTTAGATCAAATTAGAAATGAAATTTTTCCTCCACAAAGAGGAGTTAATCCTGGAGCAGTATCTATTGGTGGGCAAGCAAGAGCACCAATTCAAAGTTATACATCAGCAATGAGCATGATAAACGCTTTAAGGAGAGGTATAGATAACAATAAATTAATAATAACTACGCCATCAAAAAGAAGACTCAAAGGTCTTGATAGTGTTATTGATGTAACTGAAGACAGCGGATCTGCTCTTAATGCTATAGCAAGAAATGTAAAAAGAGATTTGGATGCTGCTTACGAAAACACAGACAGCATATTGCACAATCCTGGTAAAAAGGCAGATGCGTTTTCTTGGGCAGATAATGATGGTGTAAAACAAATTCATCACTTTGGAGATAACTTTTTAGCTGATAAAACAGATAAATTTAAATGGGCTAACATGAAAGCTATGAATGCTATACCTAATGATGTTTTAAATCTGTTTGCAAAAAAATACCCTGATCTTCCAAGAGATGCAGATAACATTACAATGAACGTTGCTGACTTTTTAGACATGGCTGGATACGTAGTAGATTACAACGGGCCTTTTGGTAAACCAATTAGGTTGTACGAACAGTATTTTGATTTACCACCTGACATGATTAACTATCTTAAAAATTACTATACTTTGTTTGATGAAGGAGCTCATTTATTGTCAAGAAAAGGAATACCTCCTAACAACCTATTTGTAAATACTACAGGAAACTATGTACATCACATTGTTGAAAACATGGCTGAATACCAAGATTTAATTGATAGACAAGATTTTTCAAGGATTTCTAATACTGCACTTAAACCAACAACAATTAGTAGGAACAGGTTTTTTGATAGCGTAATAGATGGTATAGATGAAAGAAGTTTAGTATATAACCAAGACCCAGCTCAAATGGCAGAAGAATTTTTAAATGCTGTTTATAAAGAAATTGCAGATGAACAAGTAATAAGAAGATTAGAAAATATTTCTCATCAACAATTATCAGCAGCTAAATTTAATGTAACAAGACTTACACAATGGGGTGACAAAGCAAAAGAGTTTCGTAAAAAAGCTAATGAAATACAAAAAATTCAAAACTTTGTTAAAGTTGGCAACACTCTTGGTAATGACATAGTTGATGATTTAGATAGGGCTTTAAGAGAAAGTAAAGCAAATCTTATTCCTTCAGACGCTTCTAACTGGAATAAAGAGTATAACAAAATAAAAGAAATGTTAAAAAATCCTGATGATAAAGTTCAAGGAGATATTCAACGAATAATAAATGATTTCTTAGATAACTTAGAAACAGGTTTTGATAAAGAAGCTGTTTATTACTCAACTAAAATAGCAAAGATGGGTGGCAAAGATATAAAACTAAACAAGATACAAAGAAAACTTTCAGGTTTATACGGGCCAGAAGCTGTGCAACTTAGAATGGTAACAGACCAAAGAGGTCAAATACAAAATGAAGTAAAAGCTTTAGCTAAAAAGAATTTGTTTTTTGATGACAAAACAGCTAGCAATATTGAGAGATTTTTAAATATAAACAAAGAAAATCCTTTTGACATTGCAGCTTCAAAAACTGCAACTATAAACGATTACTTTAGATTAGTGCAAACAGGTTTTGACGCAGGCACAGCGTTTTTGCATGGACTACCAACTCTTTTAAGAGGTCTTGGCACAACAGATATGAAACTAAAAAAAGCGTATTTAGGTTCTTGGATTAATGGAACTAAGACAATGGGGCAGTTAATATGGAGAGGCATAAAAGATGGTGATGCTCCAAGATTACATGCTGAGTTAATTAACAAAAAAAGAAAGAATTTTGCTTTAATGGCAAACTATGGAGTCTTAATGAGTAATGCTGGTAATGATTACTTTAGAGCAGCAAACAATAGGACTATATTTAATAAATTACTTTCAGAAGGAAGAGTTAATAATTTACAAGCTAAAGACTCTATTCCTGGATTTAAACAATCAAGAGCTGCAATAGACAAGGGTGGAGATATATTAGATGGGTTTCAAGCCAGCTTTGAAGCATATGGAGATGTTATAAGAGAAGGATTGTGGGATGCTCATTATCAACAAATAGTAAGAAGTGGTGTTGCAGATGATGTAATGGAAAACCAATTAACTCAATTAGCTGAATATGTAAATGGAATGACAGGAGCATTTTCAAGCAGAAGAGCAGGAATAAGTGCTAGGCAATCTAATATAGAAAGGTCTGTAATATTCTTTTCTCCTTCATATACAAGAGCTACATTAGGACTAATAGGTTCTATTGTAAAAGGTGATCTACAAGGCCAAGAAGCAAGAAGAGCATTGCAATCTATGATGGGAGCTGGAATAGCAACTCATCTTGGATTTGCTGCATTAAACGCTAAAGTAAGAGGTGAAGACATAGATCAACACATTAATGTTGATCCAACAAGTGGTAAGTTTTTAACAACACAAATAGGAAACGTGAATGTTGGGTTTGGTTCAGCTTGGACATCTATGGCAAGATTAATTGGTAAAATAGCTAATGATCCTGCATTTAGAGGTGATTTACTTGATTCTCCTTTACTACTTACAGGGTCTGGCAGAGGAAGAGCTGGATTTGACGAAACAGGAATTAAAGATTATTTACAGAACAATCAAATATTATATTGGCTGCGATCAAGGAGTTCACCAGCTGGTTCTAGTATGTGGGACTTAGGAATGGGTGCTAACTTTTTAGGAGAAGAATTAAAACCATTTAGGGGTGATTGGTTCCAAGAACTAGGATCAAGTGCTACTCCATTCTGGCTAGACTCTTTGTTTGAAAATGGAGCATTAGGTGGTGGTACTGAGTTTATAGGACTAAGAACCAACCCAATTAGTGAATATGAAAAAAGAAAAGAAGTTAGAGATATGTTAGCTCAGCAATACTACAAGACTAACTGGAGAAGTTTAAATGATGTGCAGAAAAGATTAATAACTGAATCTAATGATGTAGAGGCTGACCCTAATGTTCAAAGACTAAGAGAGCTTGAATCAGAAATATTTGAAAAGAGAAGAACTGTTGGAGGTTCTAGTTTAGATAGAAACTTTGAACTTAAAGATAACGAAATTGATGATGCAAGAGCTGAATACAATCATATTGTTAAAGCTGCTGAGTCTGATCTTAGAGGTTACGAAATTAGTTTAGAACAATATATATTACGAGAACAAAAAGCTAGGACTCAATATGGCTATGATGTTCAAAGTATTTCAGAAAAATATCCAGATGTAGATGCATACTTAATGGCAATAAAAGGTAAATTAGGAGATTTTGAAAGAGTAGAAGATTTTGCTGCTAATGAGTATGCTGAAATAATGTTTGATGATAAATGGGATTTAGGTTACATGTTTGACTTTGAAGGTAGAGAAGCAGAGTTAGAAGGGTGGAGGCAAAGGTGGAATGCACCTGAGTATGAGTCATACGCTAAAGATAAATTGTATGGAGGAAGATGGGACTCAACTGGATTTAACCAAGAATTTTACAGAAGAAGAGATGAATACTTTCCTCAGTATTGGGAAGATACTAGAAAAGAAATATTCCAAACAAGGTATCAAGGTCAGTTTGATGATATATATCGTGAATGGTATCTATCCAAATATGACGATAGAAAAAGACAATTAATTGAACAAAACAACCAAGGCTTTAAACAGGCTTTGAAAGAGTGGGAAAGACTGAGATTAGAACTTAGAAGGTTTAATCCAGAGCTAGATGCTTTTCTTTACAGGTGGGGTTTTGCTGAATCTTTAGCTAATTCTGCTAACTTTGGAAGAGAAGATGAACTCAAGTCCAGATTCCCTTTTGAAGAGTATGTTCCTAAGTGGAGGGTTGCAGGACAATAAATTGGGTATTATAATCAAAATTAGATAATCATTGGGAGGCTACGGCTATGACCACAGAAAAAGATAATATTGAACAAACTGAAGAAACTAAGGTTTCTGAAGAACAACCTGTTGAAGAAGCAATTGCTGAAGAACAGGTAGACCAGGTTGCAGAGGCTGCAAAAAACGTAGAAGCTACGGCAGATCAAACTGAACAACCTAGTTACTTAACGCAACAGGATTTAGATAAGGTACTGGAAGAACGAAAGAGTGCGTTTGATAATGCACAAGGACGAGCTCAACAGTATACAAATCAAAAGGTTCAAGAAATTCAGGACGGAGCTAAGGCTCAGATACAAGAATTTATGACTGACTTTTCATCTATATTAGATGAAGATCAAAAAGATGTATTGAACCAAAAGATTGCACAGAGAGAACAAAAAGCAAAAGAAGAAAAACTTGATAGGTTGATTGAAAACATGGACAACCCTAAGAGCCAAGGCTCAAGCTTAACTCCTGAAAATCTTGAAGACTTAGATTCTGTTGTAAGAGATACAGCATCTACTTTAGGTTTAACAAACTTAGACGTCAGAAGTGATAGTCGGGTTTGGGAAGGCTGGTCACAGAATATGAGTTTTTCTCAGTCTGTAAAACTAGCTAATCAAAACCTTAAGAAAATTGCTGGACCTAAAAAAAACGTAGTACAAGAGCCTGCTACACAGAAAGTACCACCTACTACACAAGGTGCGCCGACTCAACCGAAGCGTGCTTACAATAGTTTAGGTGATCTTTCTAAAGCTTTTGCTAACGGGCAAATTGATGCTACGCAATACAGAAACTTTAAAAAACAACTTTAATAAAGGATAAATTAAAATGGCAAGTGGATTGACATTATCGTCAAGTTCAAGTCTTTCAGACATGTCAAATATTGTTATTGCTTCTGCAATTTCAAACATTGAACCTGCTGGCCCAACAAACCAGTTGGTGAGTAGATATGATATTCCTCAAGGTGCAAAGCAAGTTAACATTCCAATTTGGGGTAGAAACGATGA